ATGCAATTTGCAAGCAATGATACTGGTTTTAGAGCAGTAATACTAAACAAGAATGGAAGCAATTATCAAAATTTGAATTGGGTAGATGCAGACTCAGGTAATAACATTTGGGCAAGTGGGTCAGCAACTGTAAGTTGCGTTCCAACTGATTATTTAGAAATTGAAGTGTACCAAAATAGTGGTGGTGCTTTAAATCTAAACGCAGGAAGTAATTTTACTATTAGTTATCTAGGAGCATAATGAGTGATTTATATTCAATTATCAAAGAAGAATATCCTGAAATAAATGATAAAGAATTTGTTGATGGGTGTATCAAATTGCAAGATGATGGTGATGGAATTCAATACATCAAGAAATGGGAATACTCTAAACCAATTCCAGAGGGCTTAACACTAGGCAAACCCTCAGCATAATCTTGAGGAATTGTGCCGATGAAACCCTACTTATCTAAAGCAGCTGTTCAATTGCGTGAGCAGATCGATGACAGTTTTGCTGATAGATCTAGAAAATCGGATGGTTGGATTTCGGACGCTAGGCATCAAAAAGTAAAATCGGATCACAACGCCTTGCCTTCGGGTGAGGTTTGTGCCATTGACATTACATCTGATCTTGGTGCAGCCGAAAGCATGTCTGCATATCTTGCCGATCAAATTCGCATTGCTGGCAAAACAGATAAGCGCATCAAATATGTAATCCATAATCATCGTATTGCCAGCAATATTTTGAACTGGCGTTGGCGTAAATACAAGGGCATAAATCCCCACACTAAGCACATCCATATTTCGTTTCATCCAAAGCAAACAGGAGAGTTCTTTAACATCCCACTACTAGGAGGCAAAGCATGAAACTATCAAATAAACACAAGGCAGCAATTAAGTCATATTTAAGAGCTGTGGCTGCTTCCGGTATTACCGTCCTGTTGGCAATTGTTGCTGACATCCGACCAGAGTTTGCAATCCTCGCTGGAGCGTTGGTTGCACCTCTTGCTAAGGCACTTGATCCAAAGTCCGGCAAAGAAGCTGATTATGGACTTAATGCGAAATGACAGCCAACGAATGGGTTGGTATCGCCGTTGGCGTAACCGCCGTATCTACAAGTTTGTTGCTGGGTCTGCGATGGGTTATTAAATCTTATTTAAATGAATTAAAGCCAAACTCAGGCTCAAGCATCAAAGATCAAATTACAAGACTTGAACAGCGTGTCGATGATCTGTTTGTCTTAATCAGTAAGCGATAATTTTAATTATGGCGAACACTCGAAAACCTATCAAACGCAAAAAGATCAATCGTCGTGTCGTTCGCCAAACTCCTGAGCCATTAAGCAAAATCGATCAGCATTACTTGGCTTTGCACGAATGTTACAAAGCAGCTAGAAAAGCAGGATTTACACCTGAGCACGCTTTTTGGTTAATGACTGAACATAAAACCTTTCCTGATTGGGTCGTAGGTGATGGTGGGATTATTCCTTCCATAGATCCAACTGACGATGAGGATGACGATTAAGCGCATAGCGTTTGTGAGTGACCTGCAAGTTCCTTTTTTTGATGAAAAAGCCACTAAATCCGTAGGCCGTTTTCTAGCCAAATGGAAACCCCACCGCACTATCTGCATTGGTGATGAAATTGATTTACCACAACTTGGCGGTTTCAATGCTGGAACTATTGATGAGATGGTTGGCAACATTCATGAGGATCGATTACTGACCCAAGAAGTATTAACCTACTTAGGTGTAACCGATGTACTTGGATCTAATCATGGAATTAGGCTTTACCGATCTATCAAGAAACGATTGCCTAGCTTCTTAAATTTGCCAGAGATGCAGTACGAAAAATTTTTGGGCTATGACAAACTAGGCATCAAATTTCATCCCTACGGATTAGATTGGGCGCATGGCTGGACTGCGGTGCATGGCGATGCTTTCCCCCTATCTCAAGTACCAGGTCAAACGGCCTTAAATGGGGCTAGGAGGCTAGGAAAGAGCGTGGTATGTGGTCACACCCATAGATTAGGGGTTTCGGCCTTCACAGAGGCTTCTAGAGGCCATTTAGGGCGCACTGTGTGGGGCGTTGAGGTTGGCAATTTAGTAGATTTAAGCAGTTCGGGCATGGCATATACTAGAGGCTACGCAAACTGGCAAACTGGTTTTGTTGTTGCCTATGTAAAGGATCGTAAAGTTCAGGTTATTCCTATCCCGATTAACCCAGATGGCAGCTTCATATTTGAGGGTAAGGTCTATGGGTCTTGAAACCGATTATCACGAACGCACGATTGATGACCATATCGATGATTTTGAGGATATTAGCGTTATCTAATCGTTATACAACACTCCGAAAGAAAATAACCAAGCGTCCTTGATCTAGGTCATACTTTATGCATCACCCACAAGATATGTGGAGGATATGTAAGGGAGCAACATGGATCTATATGGAGAACTTAGAGATTTTGGCTATCTCTGGCTATTAGGAATGACAGCTGCTGCAATTTGTTGGTGGCTAGTTTTAGAGATTAGAGATACCGCATTCCAGAATGGTTACTGGAAGGGTCGTGCGGATGGCTGGAATATGCACCGCAGAATGATTACCATTAAACAGCAGTCAGATGAAGTCTTTGATTATGACAAAAACTGAGCAGTTATTTGATGAGGTCATTACTACCATCCAACAGCGCGGAAGTGTCTACGGACATCCTTACTATAACCACAAACGAATTGCAGGTCTTTGGTCTGCATATCTGGATTTCCCTATCACACCACACCAAGCTGCATTATGTATGGCACTCGTCAAAGTTTCTCGGCTTAGTGAAACCCCAGATCACGAGGACAGTATCAAGGACTTCATTGCCTATGGGTCTGTTTATAAAACCGTGCTCGATGCAGTCAAAGATGAAAATTGGGAGGATTAATAATGGCATTTAATTTAGAGGATTACGAAACAGTTGAATCAAGATTGGAGAAGTGGCATGGAAAATTTCCAGACAACAGAATCGAAACTGAACTCATTGAGGCATCAAACACTCGATTCATTGTATTTTGTAAATTATTCAAAACGGAAGCGGACGCAAAGCCGTGTGCGACTGGACTTGCTTTTGAAATCATTTCGGATCGAGGTGTCAATTCAACTTCTGCATTGGAGAATTGCGAAACTTCAGCGATTGGCAGAGCACTTGCAAATGCAGGTTTTGCAGCTAAAGGCAAGAGAGCATCTAAAGAGGAAATGAGTAAGGTTGTTGCACCTTCATCTTTTAAGGAGAAGTTGGAAAGCCGGCAAAACATGTATGGCAAGGCCGGATCTAAGTCAGCACAAATTGAAACAATTCTAAGAGATAGTTTTGCAGCTGATAAGAAAGAGCCTGAGCCTGTTGCTTGGTCTGTCGGTGATGTTGTTGCTGAGATAGGTGCATCAATACCTAATGAGCCACCTGCATGTCAGCATGGGCATATTCTTAAAGAGGGCATCAGCAAGGGCGGAAAGCCATATCGGGGTTATGTATGCAAAACAAAAGAATGTCCACCCAAGTGGGCAAAACTTACAGCTAATGGAAAATGGTATTTTGAAGGAGGTGAATAAATGGGTGAATTACAAATAATTGACGGCTCTGGCTTAACTGCCACCTTTACAGATGACGGAGTAAAAGTAGAGCCATCAATGGTTACTTGCGACTTATGCAACGATGACAGATTACTTCATGAGGGCGATCTGCTTCGATGCTATTCCTGCCATGCAATAAACCGAATTCCGTATCATGCCTAATTACGATTACATGTGCGATGGTGAGGGGTCATTGATTGTATTGGATTTACCAATGGATCATAAAATCCCTCATTGTCAAGTATGCAATGCACCTTTAAGGCGTGTCTTTACAGCTGTGCCTACAATTTTTAAGGGAACTGGATGGGCTGGTAAAGATGGTTAATTTTAGATGTAATTTCTGTTCAGCCAATACTGAGTTCGTATGGCTTGACGGATATCCCGAAGCTGATGGCTTCAGAGTATTCCAATGCCTTAAGTGTTGCGCTGTGGGAACAAAGAATCTAGCAGAAGCAACTGACACTCAAGAGCCTGTCATTCGATGCACTAAATGTGGGTCTTGGATGTTTGTAGATCAGGAGTGCCATACATGTGCGCTAATCATGACGAAATGACACACAACATCAATTGGGCTTATCAAAACAAGCTGCGTGAACAATGGCTACTTGATAACCCAAATGCACAATACATAGGTTGGATGTCTATATGAAGTTTGCAATAGCTGATCCACCTTATCTCGGTAGAGCCAATCGATGGTATGGGGAAACTGGATGCGGTGATGGTTATGGGTTTGGCAAAGCTGATACTCATCCAGAAGCTCATCTTTGGGATAATCCAGATACACACAAAAATTTAATTGAAACACTTTTGGACAATTATGATGGATTTGCAATTGCATTGACAGTTCATAGCCTTTCAACTTACATGGAAGAAATACACACAAACTCCAGAAATGGAATAAGAGTTATGGCTTGGGTTAAACCATCTGCGGTTCCATCGGGTAATAGAATCCAAAATGTCTGGGAGCCTGTAATCATCAAGATGCCACAATCGAGAAAGAATTACAAAGCTGGCAAATCTTGCAAGGATGTTTTAACGGCTCATCCTCCAAGAAATGGTTTTGTAGGAGCTAAGCCAATTGAATGGACTAATTGGGTATTGGATGCTATGGGTGTTCGAGATGGCGATACAGTAGACGATTTATTCATCGGCTCTGGAATGGTGTCCGAAGCAATAACATCTCGCACGCTTACGACACGCGATAATTACGAACGATTTGGATCCGTATGATACCCTTAAACGCAAATTCGCTTTCAGAGCGAAAGGGCGATCTGCGAAGCAGAAAGATCGCAAGGTTTGGTTTGGTGATATCTCTGTTCATAGCCTTAAACATAGGCTTATTAAAAGATTATTCCGTTGCTTCATCAGATAGAACTAATCATTACAGACAATGGGCTTTCATACAGCTTAACAATCTAGATCAATTTTATTGTTTAGATGAATTAAATTACAAAGAATCTAGATGGAATCCAAAGGCTAAGAATGGTAGTCATTATGGTATTCCTCAAGGTAGATCTAAATGGTTATCTACAGTTGATGGATACAAACAGATTGATTGGCAATTGAAATACATAAAGAAGCGATACGATAATCCTTGTAATGCATTACAACATCATAAGATTAAGGGATGGTATTGAGTAAGTCAGCTCTAAGATCTACTGGTTCAACAAGGCATTGGAGATCTATTAGGAGTAGGGTGTTGCGTAGGGATGGGTTCATCTGCCAATACTGCAATCAAGAGGCTACAACTGTGGATCATATAATTCCAAGACGCCTCGGCGGTCTGGATGACGACAGCAATCTCGTTGCAAGCTGCACAAGATGCAATTTAAGCAAGGGTGGGCGGTTTTTTGTGAGCAAGAGGACACCACCGACCCCCCGTTCCTTTTCTAACCCACAAAACACCTCGATCAGCCACGATCAGACTGGATCAGATTGATCAACCTTGAAACAGGCGAGATAAGCGTAGATCAGGCTTATTCAGGATTAGGAGGTGTGCAAACACCGCGTATTCACTCAAAACTCAATGATTTACCGTCTAAAGGTCAAGACATCATCGATCTTGCTACCGAACTTAAGATTAATCTTATGGAATGGCAAAAATTCGTGTGCATTCATGGTCACAAAATCCGAGAAGATGGTAGATGGGCGCATTCTGAACTTGGTTTGATTATGGCACGCCAACAAGGAAAGTCCACTTTAATGATGCTCAGGATTTTGACAGGAATGTTTGTGTGGGGCGAAGGCTTGCAGCTTGCATCAGCTCACAGACTTACAACCTCACTTGAAACATTTAGACAGATCGTTGGCTTAATTGAAACTAATCCAAAATTGGAAAAGGAAGTAAAGAAAATCCGGTGGCAACATGGTGCTGAGGAAATTGAATTATTTGGTAACAGGCGATTTGTTGTAAAAGCTGCAAACAATGCAGCTAGAGGATTGAGCAAACCTGAAACAATTCACCTGGACGAATTAAGAGAATACAAAGATGAGGATGCTTGGTCATCAATGCGCTACTCGATGATGGCTGCTAAGAATCCTCAAGTATGGATTTATTCCTCAGCTGGTGATCAACATTCCGTAATTCTAAACAAATTGCGTGAGAGGGCATTGTCGTCAGCCACGACCAATGACCCGATAGGTTGGTTTGAGTGGAGTGCAGAACCTGATGCTCCTATCTTGCTTCCGTCAGGCGAGATGAACTGGAGTGCATTTGCTCAAGCCAACCCATCACTAGGAATAACAATTCATCCAGATAACTTGAAAGCAGTTATTAACGATCCTCCAGATATTGTAAAAACCGAAGTATTGGCTCAATGGGTAGATACAATAAATTCAGCAATTGATGCACAAAAATGGACAATGTGCCAGATAGATGCAATTCCGCTAGATCCCGAACAACCTGCTTGGCTTGGCTTAGATTTAAGTCCAGATCGTAAATTTGGAGCATTAGTTGCTGCTCAAAAATTATCTGGAGAAAGATTTTACATTCAATTGCTTCACACTTGGAGTAATGATTACAGCTTAAACGATTTAGCCGTTGCAAACGATATTGCGCCCTATGTTAGAAAATACAACACTCAAACTGTGGCTTATAGCAAGAGAACAAGCCAAGCAGTTGCGAGCCGTCTAAATTCTGCCGGAATCCAAGTTACTGATATGGATGGAGCAATATACGCGGAAAGTTGCGACAGATGGCTTGGAGCAATTAATTCACACAGGTTGCAGCATTCAGGTCAAGAGGAATTGACCCAACAAACATTATCAGCTGCTAAATTGCCATTTGGTGATGGATCTTGGATTATAGGAAGGAGGGCTAGTAGGGTCGCTGTGTGCGCAAGTGTGGCATCAGCATTAGTTACTTATTTTGCGACACAACCTGAAACTGAAACAGACATTCAAATCGCTTAAACTAGACTTTATGGTATATTATGTGCTAATGGGATTATTCGATAGATTTTTGACAAGTCAGACACCAACAATTCAAACAGATGTTGCCGCTGCCAACACGCCTTACAATTTACAGTCAGCTGTTGGCGGATTGTTTTATGGAGCACAAACCGCAACGCGTGAACAAGCAATGTCAGTTCCATCAGTTGCTAGAGCAAGAAATATAATCTGTGCAACAATTGCATCTTTACCTTTAGAAACATATAACCATTTTACAAAAGAACATTTAGATCCGCCAAGAGTTATTATGCAACCAGATCCAAGAGTTGCAGGTTCAGCAATTTACGCTTTTATTTGTGAAGATTTACTTTTTCATGGGGTCGCTTATGGTCAAGTTTTGGATAGTTATGCTGCATCAGATAACAGTCGAGTTCGTGCATGGACAAGAGTTGCACCTGATCGAGTTACTTACAATCTAAATGCAAATCAAACTGAAATTACTTCATACATGGTTGATGGTATGCATGTTCCAGCATCAGGTATTGGATCTTTAATTGTATTTAGTGGATTAGATGAAGGTGTATTAAATCGTGCAGGTCGCACAATTAGAGCTGCTCAAGAATTAGAAAAGGCTGCTGAGTTATACGCTAAAGAGCCAGTTCCAACAATGGTATTAAAATCAAATGGAACAAATCTTGCACCAGAGCGAATTACAAAACTTCTTGAAAGTTGGAAAATTGCTAGAAACACAAGAGCAACTGCATTTTTAAATGCTGATGTTGAATTAACAGCATTAGGTTTTGATCCACAAAAATTACAATTAAATGAAGCACGCCAATACCTAGCAACAGAAATTGCAAGAGCAGTTGGTATTCCGGCAAGTTTCTTGTCTGCTGAAACAACGAGCATGACATATAGCACAACTGTTATGGAGCGCAAAGCCCTGATTGATTTTAGTTTAAGAAATATCATAACACCGATTGAGCAACGCCTATCCGCTGCGGATTTTGTGCCAAACGGCGTGGAGGTTCGCGTGGATATTGACGATTTCTTGAGAGGTTCAGCATTAGAGCGTGCTCAAGTTTATGAAATCCTAAACCGCATCGGTGCAATGAGCATCGAACAAATCCAAGAGGAGGAGGACTTAATCCGATGAAGATTAACTTCCCAATAACAATAACCGCTGCCGATACAAATAAGAGAACTATCTCTGGAACTATTGTCAGTTGGAATGAAGCAGGAAACACATCAGCAGGAAAGACAATTTTTAGTAAAGATAGCATTGATTTTTCAAAGCCTGTCAAATTGTTATTAGAACATGACAAAACCCGACCTTTAGGAAAATTGATTGACATAACTGCCAATGATCAAGGTTTAGAAGGAACATTTAAGTTAGCAAAAACTTTTGCAGCTGATGATGCTCTTGAGGAAGCAGCCACAGGATTGAGAGATGGATTTTCTGTTGGCGTAATGGTAGATGCATGGGATAACAAAGATGGCGCAATGGTTATTTCCAAAAGTTCATTATCTGAGGTCAGTTTGGTCGCAGATCCAGCCATCGCATCAGCTCGCGTTGAACGCGTAGTTGCAACAGAAACACCAGCAGAGAATTCCGAAGCAACCGCTGAGGATACAACAACACAGGAGGACAAAGTGTCTGATATAACTTCAGATGCTCCTATCGCAACCGAAGCGGTAGAAGCTGCAAAGTCTGAGCCTGTGGCAGTAGTAGCAGCGCAGTCAGTTGCATACACAAAGCCACGCTCACCAATCAATTCAAAGGCAACATACTTGGAGCATTCAGTTCGTGCTGCTCTAGGTTCAGAGGAAAGCCGTCAGTATGTAATGGCTGCTGATACAACCAGCAACAACTCTGGCTTAATTCCAACTCCACAATCAACTGAAATCATCAATGGTGTTTCAAATGCCGATCGTGGCTTAATCGACGCTCTATCTCGTGGAGTGTTACCAGCATCAGGAATGACTTTTGAAATTCCTAAAATCACAACTGCTCCAACAGTAACTCTTGAAGCAGAGGCAGCAGCAATTGATACAACCGATCAAGCATCATCATTCGTTCAGGTTGATGTTAAGAAATTTGCTGGCGGACAAACATTCTCAGTTGAACTTCTTGATCGTTCATCACCAGCATTCTTTGATGAGTTAGTTCGTCAAATGGAATATGCTTATGCAAAGACAACTGATGCTTATGTTGCAGGAGTTCTAGGATCATCTTGCGCACTAGCAACAGCTACACAAGACAACACAGCAGCAGGATTGCTTGGTTACACATCAGCAGCAGCAGCAAGTGTTTATTCTGGCTCACTTGGATTTGCTCGTAACTTAATTGTTAACAGCACACAATGGGGCAACATCATGGGTTACAACGACAGCGGTCGCCCAATCTACAATGCTTCACAACCTCAAAATGCAGGCGGAGCAGTTTCAGCTCAAAGCCTTCGTGGAAATGTTGCTGGCTTGGATCTTTATGTTTCTCGCTCACTTGATGGATACACAACTGGTGATCAGTCAATGATCGTAGTAAATCCAGATGCATTCACATGGTACGAAAGCCCACGCTTACAACTTCGTTCAGACATCACAGCAACTGGTCAAGTATCTGTTGCTTACTATGGCTATGGCGCACTAGCAGTAAAAATTGCTGGTGGAGCAGTTTGGTTCAACAAGAACTAAATTAGTTTAACTGAGTGCCTGAGGTTGCTCCCGATCTCAGGCATCCATTAATGGGAGTAAGGAGATGACATGCCAACCATAATTACAGCTTCCGAGTTGAGATCTGTGCTTGGTGTGTCATCATCCTTGTATAATGACAGTTATCTAAATCAAATAATAGATACAGCAGAATTAGTTATTTTGCCAATGCTTGTAACATTCAAAGCACCAATCCAAAAGGTGTCGCTGACTGATAATGTCGCCACTTTTACTACACTAGGAATTCATGAATTTACCGAAGGACAATCAGTCGTCATTACAGGATGCGGAAGCCCTTACAACGGAACAAGAGTTGTGCTGGCAGATAATCTTGGACAGTATACCTTTTCGCAATCAATCACTAATGCCGATTTACTCGAGGCTAATGTCATCCCATCCGGAGTTGCTGCCCTTTCTGGCGGATCAACTTATGTTGGAAATGCAGCTGTTCAATCAGCCGTCTATACAGTTTCAGTCGAAGTTTTCCAAGCCAGACTTGCCGGTGGAGGACAAATCGAAGGAGTAGATTTTACTGCAACTCCATTCAGAATGGGTCGATCATTATTTAATAAATGTGTTGGTTTGCTTGGTTCATACATGGACACCGAAAGCATGTGTCAATAAATGCCTAACGAAACAATCCTTCAACAAATCCGCACACCTTTAGCAACTGCTTTATCTAGCGTTGCAGGAAATGTTTATTCATTTGTGCCTGAAACAGTTATTCCACCAGCTGTGGTGGTTGTGCCTGATTCGCCCTACTTAGAATTTGAGACAATTAGCAAAACCAATATCAGAGCCAAAATTAATTTTACAATTACAGTTGCAGTTGCCTATAACAGCAATCCTGCATCGCTCGACAACATCGAGCAGTTAGTAATAAGTGTTCTGGCAGTAATTCCAGCAGGTTATATTGTCAGTTCGGTTGAAAGACCAACAGTTACACAAGTAGGAGCAGCAACTTTGCTTATTGCAGATGTTAGAGTTAGCACCTATTACACGAGAACAATCTAAGGAGAAAAATGCCAACGACAGTTATTACCGGTCGAGATATTACCTTCACTATTGGCGGTAATAATTTCGATGCACAAGCAACAACAGCAACACTTACTGGCGAGATGGATCGTCAGACTTATCAGACACTAGACGGAAAAGTCTTTAAGGTAACTGATAATAACTTCACCTTTGAAGTTGAAATGTTAGCCGATTGGGGCGCAACTGGATCACTTTGTGAGATCCTATGGGGCGTTGCCGAATCAGCACCAGATACAGCAATCAACACAGTTTTCACAGCTACATCCGGCGCAGTATTTACTTTCCAAGTATTGCCAATGTGGCCATCAGCTGGTGGAACTGCACCAGATGCACAGACTGTATCTCTTTCATTCCAAGTTATCGGAGTGCCAACAGAAACCTTTTAATCAATAAAAAAACGGGAGCAAACAAATGAAGTTACCAATTACAATTGAATATAACTCAGGTGAGCAAGCAACTTATGTTGCCCAACCACCTGAGTGGGCAAAATGGGAAAAGACAACTGGCAACACTATAAGCCAAGCAAAAGAAAAACTTGGCATGTGGGATTTGATGTTTTTGGCTTACAACGCACACAAGCGAGAAGCAGCAGGGAAGCCAGTAAAAGGTTTTGATATATGGATGGAAACAGTCAGCGATGTAATAGTCGGTGATGCAGACCCAAAAGTCATCCAGCAGGAAGCCTAAGCAGATTATTGGTTGAGTTGGCAATAGCCACACAGATTCCAATGAGAGAATGGGTTGAAGCGGAGGACATTTTAACAGCAATCGAAGTATTGGAGGCGAGGCATGGCAAGTGAAACTATCGCATACAATAAAAACGATCTGCGTGATATTTACAAAGCATTCAAACTTATGGATGACCAAGCAACAGAGGAAGCAAGAAGTCAATCTGCTGCTTTGGCGTATTTTGCATCAGAGGAAATTAAGCAAGCAGCTAGAGGTCGAACAAAGGCTGGCGAAGTTGCGCAAAGGGTCGCAGACGGAGTTAGCATCTCTAAATCCAGCAAAATCGGTGAGTTCCGTTATGGTTTCGCAAGACAAAAGTTTTCAGGTGGGGCTACAACGCAAACCCTATGGGGTGGTGTTGAGTTTGGATCTAATAAGTTCAAGCAGTTCCCTGCATATTCAGGAAGGCAAGGCAGAGGTTCGAGAGGGTGGTTTATCTATCCAACGCTTCGCAGAATTCAGCCTGAATTGATTAATAAATGGGAACAGGCTTTCAATCGCATTATTAAGGAATGGGTCTAATGGCAACTGGTAATCGCACATTAAAGTTATCAATTCTCGCCGATGTTGATGACTTAAAAAAGAAGTTAGGCGATGCTGACAAAGCAGTTGAAAGTAACGCAAGCAAGATTTCAGAGTTTGGTAAGAAGGCTGCTTTAGCATTTACTGTTGCAGCTGCTGCTGCGGTTGCCTATGCCGGCAAATTAGCCATTGATGGGGTCAAATCAGCCATTGAGGATGAACAGGCACAACTTAGGTTAGCCAGCGCACTAAAGACGGCCACAGGGGCTACTGATGCCCAAATTAAGGCTACTGAGGAATACATTACAAAAACCCAATTGGCAACTGGTGTTACTGATAACGATTTGAGAAATGCGTTTCAGAGATTATCTGTAAGCACAAAAGATGTTAATACATCTCAAAAATTATTAAATTTAGCATTAGATGTGGCAGCAGGATCTGGCAAAGATTTAACAACAGTTACATCAGCATTGGCAAAAGCGTATGATGGACAAGAAACACAACTTGCAAGATTGGGCATTGGTCTATCAGCTGCGGATCTCAAAGCAATGGACTTTACCGAAACACAAAAAGCATTAAGCAATCTTTATGGTGGTGCAGCAGCTAGAAATGCTGAAACTTTTCAAGGCAGAATTGATCGATTAAAGCAAGGCTTTGAGGAAGCCAAAGAAACGGTTGGCGCAGCATTGCTCCCAATAATTGAAAGATTGATTAGTTATATATTCCAATATGGCGTGCCTATTATCAATAAATTCAAAGATGCTTGGGAAGTTGTTAAAAAAGCCATTGATGATAACAAAGAAAGTTTTGATGCATTTGTGCAGTTATTGCAAACTGTTGTTTTACCTATCTTGGGTAAGGTTTTTACTTTTATGATCGATGTTGGAGCAAAAGCAGCAGCAGCAATCATTAATGCTTTTGGCGCGATTGCTGGCGCAATAACACCAGTGTTGAATTTTATTATTGATGCAATTAATACTGTTATTCGAGGAATTAATCTTGTGAAGCCTGGACAAGACATTGCGTCATTAAACAAAATTGGTCAACTAGGACAAGCAACATCAAACTTTTCATACAATCAAGGCAATCCATTGGCTAGTGCATCAAATGCTCAAACTCAACCAACCGTAATTAATAACATTTCAGTTCAAGCAATAGATCCAGAGGGTGCTGCAAGAGCTGTGCAAAAAGTGCTTGTTGATAGTTCAGCGAGATCAACTCCCACATTCGGTGGAGGATTTGGAATTGTGTTTCAATAATGACATTTTGGACACCTGACTGGAAACTGACTGTTGCTGGTGTTGATTACACCGATATTGCTATAAGCGATATTGCTCATCAAGCAGGTCGAACAGATATTTACACTCAACCAAACCCGTCTTATTTACAAATATCATTAATCGCATTATCTGGACAAACTTTACCATTTGACATTAATGACAGTTTAAGCCTACAAGTTAAAAATAGTTCTGGAACTTATGTCACTTTATTTGGTGGCAATGTTACTGATTTGACTGTTGCGGTTCAAAGAACTGGAGCATTGGCAACTGTTGTTAATTACACAATTTTGGCAATGGGTTCTTTGGTTAAACTCGCAAAAGAAATCTACAATGATAATATTTCACAGGATGAGGACGGAAATCAAATTTATGATTTGTTGTCTAGCGTATTGCTGGCATCTTGGAATGATGTTCCAGCAGCTACAACTTGGGCAACCTATGACGCAACCGAAACATGGGCAACGGCAGGTAATCAGGGCTTAGGCGAAATTGATAAACCCGGGCTTTACACAATGTCAAGCAGACCGGCTGACCCTGACACGATTTACAATATTGCAAGTCTTATTGCCGATAGCGCATTTGGTTATCTTTATGAAGCACCTAATGGTGATATTGGTTATGCTGATGCAGACCATCGTCAAACTTACCTTCTAGCCAATGGCTATGTTGATTTAGATGGCAGACATGCTTTGGGTCAAGGATTATCAACCATTACAAGATCTGGCGATATCCGAAATGACATTTACATTAATTATGGGAATAATTTTAATTCACAGGCAACTGCGTCTAGCGCACAATCAATTGCGTTATATGGCTACAAAGCACAAACTATTCAATCCTCAATCCATGCAGCTTTGGATGCTCAGGCTGTGGCAAATCGATACATTGCTCAGCGTGCTTTTCCATTACCGGCTTTTCAATCCATAACCTTTCCAATAACTAATCCAGAGATAGACAACAGCGATCGAGATAATCTTTTAAGTGTCTTTATGGGTCAGCCGTTAAATATTCAAAATTTGCCTGACCAAATCTCAGGTGGCGAATTTGAGGGATATGTTGAGGGATGGCGATGGAGCACAAGGTTCAATGAATTATTCCTAACCATCAACCTATCACCGGTGGCGTTTAGCCAAGTGGCGATGCGCTGGAATACTGTGCCAATTACCGAGGCATGGAATACAATTGATCCAACTTTGACATGGGAATACGCTACAATCGTAGCCTGAGATAAAGGATAATATGGCAACCACTACTAATTACAGCTGGAGCACTCCAGATGACACCGCATTGGTCAAAGATGGTGCAGCAGCAATCCGATCACTTGGAACTGCTATTGATACAACAGTTTTCACAAATGCTGGAGCAGCAATTGCAAAAGCAACAGTTGATGCAAAAGGTGATTTGATTGCCGGAACAGCTGATAACACAGTTGCAAGATTAGCCGTGGGAGCAAATGACACGATTTTAGTCGCAGATTCCTCAACTGCAACAGGTTTAAAATGGGCTGCACCTGCAAGTGGTTCAACCTTTGTTGGCGCAAATGTTGTTAGCACTACAAACCAATCAATTGCCAATGCTACTTTTACAATAGCGAATTTTGGTAGTGAAAACTTTGATACAAATACTTTCCACGATAACACC